TGGGCGGCGCAGTGCGGGGCTTGGCCACGACGAGTTCTCCGAATAGGTGTGGTGCCGTGCTCTCCGGCTGTCACGCATGGTTCTGCTGTGCTCCGCACGGCCAGGCCCGCGTTCGCCTGGTGCTGCCGCTCGCTGGGTTGTACGGGTCAGCGGCAACTACGCCGGCGATCCTTCGCCGGCTCCCTTCATCAGTTGCCGGCGCCGCTGATCAGATAGCCCGCCGCCATGCCTGCCAGGACCGGAGTGGCATCGTTGCTGACGCCATAGATCCAGCTCTTGGCGCTGTTGTCCCAGTAGGGAACTTCGACCAGCGGCATGCCTTCGATGCGGTAGCCATAGCCGTAGCTGGGCTCTTCCACGTTGGCGTTCACGTCGGCACCGGGGCTGACGTAGGCCAGGACAGCCGAAGTGCCCCACACGTCACCAAAGGCGCCATTGTCATCAGCAACCACACCGCCGCCGACGACAATGTTGTCGATCTCGAAGACCTGCTTGAGCAGATCCAGGGTGACCTTGCGAATGCCAGTGCTGGCGGAGCGATCGATCAGCTTCGGATGCTGCTTGAGCTGCTTGAAGGCCTTGGCCGACAGCAACATGGTGTTGGGGTACAGGCCAATGCTGTCTCGCACTGCTTCCTTGCCGGTTTCCACATCCTGCGCCGGATTGGAGGCGGCGTTGGACCACACGTTGTTGCCAGCCAGCGCGACCTTGTGGTCGTTGTCGTAGTTGGCGGCACTGGTGGCGATCTTGGCGCTGTCCACCTCGTATTCCAGCAGCAGCGAGCGCAGCACGATGTTCACGGCCCGGGTGCTCAGGTTGATCCCCGGCACTTGGCTCGCATCTCGCATGTGTTCACGCGGCACCGGCGCTTCCAGTGCGCTCGGGACGATGGCGTACGGCTTGCCTTCATAGCCGAAGCGGATGCGCTTGGTATTGGCACCGGGGGCACGCTTGGCGTTGTAGATTTTGAAGGATTCCTTGCCGAACTCGATCACCTGGCCGCCATAGGCGGCGACGTCGGCGAAGGGGAACAGCGCGGTGGCCACGAGCTGCGCCTGGCGGTAGCCACGGGCGTGTTCGGAAAGGATCGGGTCAACGACGCGAACCTGGCCGGGGGTCATTTGTCCAGACATGTAAATCTCCTACGGCACTAGCCGGTCAGTTCGGGATGAGGATCACTTCAAGGACATCGCCATCGGCGGTGGCCGTGGCGCCAGGCGCCGCACGGGCAACGACCTTGCCGGCGTCGGCGGTGATGGCCTTGCCATCGACACCTACCTGGAGGGCGGCGCCGGCAGCGATTGCGCCACCTGCGGTCACTTGCGTGGTGCCCAAGACGTCGACCGGAGCCAACTGCCCGACGGCGGCATCCGAGCGCGCAACCCCGCAGGCGTTGCCGCCAGCAGCGGCGACTCCACCGGTAGGCGAGACGAAGCGGTTGTGGGTGAGGGCTGCCGCGGCCAGCACGGACAGCGTGAGCAGAGCGATGTTCTGGGACATGGTGGGCTCCTGGATGGGAAGGTCAGCCGCCGACCGCGGCGACTGCAGCCGCCCAGGACGTGCCGGGATGCTGCTGCTGGTAGGCCTTGGCCTGGTTGAACAGATCCGCGCGGCCAGCATCGACATGCGTGCCCGGGGGCGCGGCGAAGTTCGCCGCTGCGTTGGGTGCGTCGCCACCGGACTTCTCGCCGAAGTCCACTGCCTTGGGCAGGCTGGTCAGCAGCTCGCGCAGGACCGACTCAGCTGGCTTGGACACCGTCGTTTCGCCCTCGGCGAAGTTCAGCGGTTCCTTGCCATTGGGCTGGGCCAGCAGCAGCTCCACCACGGCCGGCTGCTGACGGGGCAGCAACTTGCCTTCCTTCACCAGGCCTTCGGCGAACGCCACCGCATCTTCGCGTCGGGCGGACTGCTCACGGGCGGCGAGGGCCTTCTCGCGAGCGTCCAGGGTGGAAGCCTGCTGGTCGAGCTGCTGCTGACGCTGGGCGTGCTCCGGGGTGTTCTGCTGGGACATGGGGTCGATCTCCGATTTGACCTGTTCACGAGTGGGAGGCGTTGCCGGGACGGGCGCTGGCGCGCCGATGGCGCTGCGCGGGAACTGGGTGAGCACTGGCGACGACAAGAGTGCTGCGGTCCGCGCTTCGTCGTCATCGCCAGTGCTGCACCCGATCCCCCGCAGCCGCCAGTCGGGAATGACCTGGTCGGCCGTCTCAAGGCCCTGGGTGTCGATCAGCCAGTCGCGGAAGCGGCGGAACAGGTCCGTCAGCGTCCAGCCCAGCGGGGCCAGCGACATGGCAAAGCAGGCGGCATCGTCGCCCTCAGCGAACGAGGCCGACTTGAGTCCCTTCACCGCCGGCGGCTGCGCGCCCAGGAAGCCGATGTGGCGCAGGTAGTACTTGCCCGGCGTCGGATTTCCCGGCGAATCAGGCATGAAGATCGAAGCGCTGATCTTCTTGAAGCGCCCGTTGTTGACCAGCTCTGCAAAGGCAGGATCAACATTGTGCGGCTCGGCGACGAGGAGGCCGTCCTTGGCCTGAAGGGTTTTGCCCCAGCCATAGGCCGGATCGTCAGTCTTGGGATGGCCCACCACGATGGGTGCTTCATGCAGTGCCGGATCGTAGCTATCGGCGATCTGCTGCACATCGGCTTCGCTGAAGGTCAGCGTGCGGCCGTCTTCGGCAACGTGCGTGCCGGCTTTGAAGATCTGCAGGGTGGCGGCGGGCTGGTTCATGCCGCCAGTTTTCCCGCGTCAGAACACGCTGTCTTTGAAACTGGTTTCCAACTTTCCCGGGCAGCGACAGATTGATTCATGTCGCCAGTTTTCCCGCAGTGCCGTCTCACGCATTGGGACCGCATCCTGCAAGAAACGTTTAACAGACATGGACGATCCGCGTGCAGTGATCTTGTTGCGCGGATGCAGGCACCGACGCGGCCTTCAGAGGCGTGTCAGACACCAAGCAGCCGCCTATGACGTCTGAGTGTGGCGGCCCCAGCATAGAGGCGTACACAGCGCCTCCTGCGCGATGATCACTCGAAGGCGCCGCTCACGTGATCCTGGGCGATATCCAGCAGCTCCTTCTCATCCTCGCGACTGACACCGAGCCACGGACGAGCAGCGATGGTGTTCGTGTACGAAGGCATTGTGACCGAGCGCTTGTAGCGCGCGTTCCCACGACTGGCTTTGACGAACCGGCTGCCGCCTTTACCCGTCTTCAGGTGGATGTTGGCCGGACGCGCGGCGCGTTGGATGGTGCCGCCGAATTGGTGGATGGCGCCATAGGGTGCATTGGTACCGACCAGGACGGCATCGTTCCCGTCCGTTTGCCATGAAGCCATGTCACCGAGCATGTGGAAATCGAACTTCAGAATCGGCACGCCGGGGCGCTTCTTCTGTTTCCAGCGCTTGTAGCTGGGCTCAAGCGCGCGCCATCGACGTCCAGTCGGGTCACGCTCCTTTGCAGCCCGCTCGCGTGTGGATCTCAGCAGGTACTCGCCCCAGTCCTTCAAGATCAGTTGGTGCGCCTCGCCCTCCAGCTGCCGCAGCGCATCGGCCAGACCAGGTGTTGCCGAATCAAGCGTGACCTCAAGCTGTGCCATCAGATCTCTCCCTGCAGCAGCTGCAGCGTGCCATCGGCAACGCCGCGCTGGAGTTCGGCGGGCATCAGCATCTGCAGCTGGGACTGCACCGTGCTGACGCCCGTTCCCGAGATGGCCACGTCGACCACCATGAAGGCAGGACGTCCCACCGCCAGCACATAGCGCAAGCGGCCTGCGGCAGCGTCCAGCAGGATGGCCACCGCATCGAGAAGGCGAATCGGCAGCTCGGCTGCGGCGATGGCCACCGCGCCAGGCCGAGTGATGGGGAGCTGGTCGGCCAACACGGCAAAGGCCGCCGTCGCTGGGCGAACGGCGGCACGCTGCAGCTGCGACACCAATCCGGGCGACAGTGCTCCGGCCAGATAGCGGGCAGCGTGGGCAGCATCGGCATCAATGCTGGCCAGCCAGCTGGCATAGCCGGCCTGCAGCGCATCCCTGGCGCGCGGCCGCGCCAAGGCCTGGGCAGCGCTGGCAGCCGCTGGCGCCGCCGGCAACCGTGCTCCCGTCTCCAGGGCGTTCTGCAGAGCGGAGGTGAGCTGCTCGGTCAACGAAGGCGGGGTGACCGGACCACCGCGGCCACTGGGCCAGTGGTCAGCCGTTGCCCCCGGCGCGTAGCCGAACCCAGGATCGACGCCTGCCGGCGTCAGCACCGTGCGGGTCCCACCGGGACTGCGCTGCCCGATGGTCACCGACTGCATCACGATCTCGGGAGCCTTATCCGGACCATTCTTGCCCAACCGGCGCAGGTCGCGCTCGTTGAGCGCATCGACATAGCACTGGCAGCCCCAGCCGTTGGCTGGATAGTGGTAGCGCCACCACGGATCGTCGTGGCGCAGCACCAGGCCATTCCACGACACGTGCAGCGGCCGAGGGTGCTCGACGGCGTCGTTGTGGTTGTAGCGCCAGAACGGCCGCACCTTGATCAGCTGCTGCAGCTGGGCCCAGCGTCCGGCGTTGTAGCTCTGGCGCAGGTTGGTCTCGTAGATCACCCGTGAGCGCCAGTTCCGACCGCCGTTGTAGTCCCAACCATGCGTGGCCACGATCCGGTCGAAGTCCTCCCGGAACTGCTGAAGAGTCCGCCCCTCAGCAATGACCCGATCGATGGATTGCCGGAAGTCCGCCAGCAGAGCGTCACGGTTGGCACCGGCCACCATGAAGCTGGTGTCGTGCTCCGACTCCCAAACGTCCAGGTAGCTCTCGGTGAGCACGTTCTTTTTGCGACGGAAGAACTCGATCTGCTCCCGGAACGGCAGTTGAGCGTAGGCAACCCCGGCCATTGATCAGTCTCCCGCGCCCTGGATGTCGGTACGGCCAGCCAGCGTCGCTGCCGTCATCGCATCGGCCATCACCGAGGCGTAGTCGTCCAGGGTCATGTTCGGGTGCAGCTCAAACAGCCGGTCGCGCAATTGCTCCAGCGAGTCGACCTCATCGACCAGCTGGCGGATCTGCTCGACCCATCCAGCACCAATGGGCGACAGCCGGCGATCGAGCTGCTGGCCCAGTTCGACAGCGGGATCGGGCGTCTTCGGGGTGCTGTCGGCAAAGGCGGCGGGATAGTGCCTGCGCAGCAAACTGACTACCGCACCGCCGGCATTGGCGAACTCGGCGCCATCGATCGCCGTCGGTGCCGCAGGCGGCTCCTGCGGCGCCTGGACCGGCTCGTAGTTGTCGCCATAGGTCTGATCCATGTAGACCTGCTTGGGCTTGTAGCCCAGGTCGAGGATCTTCTTGTCGCGGCTGGCGGTAGCGTCCAGATCCTCCGACTCTTCCGTGACGCGATAGACCCGAGGAATGGCCGCGCCGGGGAAGTTCCATTCGGTGAGCCAGCGCGCTGGCCCCTTGTTGAAGGACTCGCACACCAGGTCGGCATCGGAGGTAATGATGTCGCGGCGCACTTCGCGCTGCAGCTGGTCGTTGCCCAGCTTGCCGGGCGTGCCCTGGGTGCTGGCGGTCTGGCCAAGCACCACCTTCTGGATGGTGGCATCCATGTAGTCCTGCAGGGCCTTGTAATCGGCCGTGCCGCTCCGTCCGGCCTCCAGCAGTCTCAGCGCCATGCCCTTGGGCATGATGATGCCGCTGTCGGTCTGGATCGCGCGTGTGGCCTGCAGCAGCTTGGCCTTCTCTGGATCGGTAGCATTTTCGTCGTATTCGCCGACGGCGGTGGGCATGCCGAACTTCTCCAGGAAGATCAGCCAGAACTTGAGGCCGTTGCGCTTGAACAGCACCGGCCAGTACAGCCAGTGCGCCAGGCCCAGGCCATACGGCTCATCGTCGTGATCGGCACCGGAGCAGAAGTTCCAGAAGTAAGGCGCGTGCGCAGGCACGCCCTCGGTCATCTGGGTCTGGGTGAGCAGGCGCAGGTCACCTTCCTTGCCGTAACGGAAGCGCCGACGGTTGCGAACTTTGATGTCCTTCAGGCCGATGCGAGTACCGTCGACCTTGTACAGGATCTCCGCCACGCCATAGCCGTAGAACACGCCGAAGAGCATCTTGCGGGTGACGTTGTCCCAGCCGATGCCATGCAGCTGCTCCTGCAGATACTCTGCCGCCTGGCGGTCGATGCGCTTCTCGCCGCCGGGCTCCACCTGCCATTCGCAGGCCACCACCGAATCCTGGCGAGAGCCGAAGGTGGTCTTCACCTCCGGGTCGGACAGCACCTGTTCGTAGATCTGAAGGTCGTAGCCGCCGCGGTTGCGCAGGACACTGTCAAAGGGCAGCAGCAGCGGCCCGGTGTAGCCACGGGTGATGTCGATGCCATCGGCAGTGGTGGCAATCTCGCGGTCGATCTCTGGGCGGGCGGTGGTCATGCATATCCTCCAAAATCATTTCCGCCGCTGACCGTGCCGAAGGCATCATCGGTCACGACGGTGGCCACGCCGTCGGCTCGGCCGTCGCCGATGTAGGCGCGCGCGCCGGCCGCCTGGAACTCGATGGGCACCGAGGTGACGTGGTTGAGTGCGGCAAACTGCATCAGCACGCCGGCGATCGCGCCGTCGCCGTGGCGCACCAGCTCCGGATCCTGCAGGTCCTTTCGCTCCAGACGCGGCACCATCGGGATGCCGTCGACGTACTCCACTGCGCGGTGGTCGTCTTCCAGGGACGCGTCCCTGGGCAGGCTGAGGAAGCCGTCTTCGAACAGCGCGATGTA